GCCAGAACCAAGAAGCTTGTGGCCGACCTCAACGAGATAGGTTTGGCCGATATCAACGAGCAGGGGATCACGCCGCATGACTGGCATGAGCGCCAATTCCAATCGGACGTTTCAACCGACCGCGTTAAGGCGTTTCGGGAACGGTCAGTGAAACGGGATGAAACGTTTCATGAAACGGTGAATGTAACGCCCACAGAGTCAGAAGCAGATACAGAAGCAGAGTCAGAAAGAAAGAAAGATCAACCCTCACTTCGTTCGGGTTTGTCCGCGGAAGGCGCGGACGATGGGCAAAAAGCGCTGATCCTTTCGGAGCCTGAGCTTCCCAAAAGCCTCGACCGAAGGCCGGAACACGCAGCATTTGAGGCTTACAACGAAATCGCCTCCCGCGTCGGATGGCCTGTGGCCCAGAAACTCACACAAACGCGGTTGGCGCGATTGCGAGCGCGCCTAGCCGATTGCGGCGGCGTTGATGCGTGGCGCGCGGCGATGGAGCGCGCGGCTGTCTCGCCGTTCCTGCGCGGGGAAACTGGACGTTCTGACGCGCACGAAAAATGGACGCCGGACCTCGATTTCTTCCTCAAAGAAGCAACTTTTACCCGCCTCATGGAGGGCAAATATGACGACCGGAACTCAAGCGAAGCCGCTCAGGGATTCGCTAGGACCGTTGCCGCTGCCGAGGACGTTCTCGACGTCCGACGCCGGCGCCGAGCGTCCGAAAACGGAAGCGGACAACCGCGACCAGGCGGTGACGTCGGCCTTACTGAAACTCCTGCTCGTTTGTCCCTGGCGGAAGGGGGAGAAGGCGGAACAGAGCGCGAGGCTGGACATTTACCTGACCGATCTTGAAGGCTTTCCGGTTCCGACAATCGAGCGCGCGTGTGATGCCTACCGCAAGCGGCCGGAATCCAAATTCTTTCCGGCTGTTGGCGAGCTGGTCGAGCTTTGCCGCGAACTCGACCCGAAAGGCGAAAAGCCTGAGGAAATCCGCTATGCGGAAGGCCGAAAGCTAAAAGAAAACGCCGAATTCTGGCGCAACACCGCGCGGCGCAGCGATATGGCGCGCGATGCCGCCCGCGATGGGTGGGCGTGGTCGCTCAAATTGCATTGCCTCGATCATGGCAAATTGCCGGAAGGCGCCGCGCTGAACGATATGCGGACATGGGCGCTGCATCGTGAGCAGAAAACCCAAGCCGGTCTGAAAGGATTGCCGCCCGATCTTTACCGGACGGCGCTGATTGGCTTCGACCGCATCAAAACGAACGAGCGCGAAACGCAAAGCGAAATAGGCCGCGCTCTTGAACGCCGAGTCGAACAGATGCATGAAGGCGCAGCATGATGCGCGACGAAGTTCTGGTGTTCGACGTGGACGGGGTTCTCGCTTGCTACGACAATGGAATTGGCGGGCAACAGAGATTGATCCGGGCAAACGGTTCCGCAGTAAAAATCCCGCGCCGCGATGGGAATGGGCCCCCTGAATTGTGGATGAAAAACCTGAATGTGGTGCCAGCGCATATTCCGCGACAACCACAAGACGCGGCATGGGACGAGGAAACGCAAACTTGCCATCGAATTCGGTATAGGCAGCGTGACACAGCGTAACGGGGAGCAAAATATGGGTGCGGCCGAGAAATTGCCAACGAATACGCCGACACGAAGCGCGTTTGTCGCTGAGATCGCTGATCTTTGGCACCGCGGCTATGAAAACATTAGGGATATAGGCCGCAAGCTGAACGCCGCGAAAGACGCATTGGCGCACGGCGAGTTCGAAGCCATGATCGAGAATGATCTGCCGTTCACGGCCAGCTATGCCCGCCGCTTTATGCGGGTGGCGCGCGATCCCCGCTTTGAAGAGGGTGCAACATTGCACGCTTTGCCAGCCATGCCGGGCGTGGCCCTCATGGACAACCTGCGCAAGCTGCCAGATACGTTTTACCAAGCCGCAGTAGAGGATGGTCGCATTCACCCCAAACTGACCGTCAAGGAATCGTTTGAGCTGCTGAAACAGGCGGGCGGCGGTCGCAAGCTCAACCAGCGCCCCCACGCGCTTGTAGAGCCCCGCGCGCCCGCTATCGAGGAAGTCGCCACCTGCTACCCCGAACTCGTCTGGTTGCTCACCCAGGCCCGCAAGAGCCTTGGCGTCAGCCAGGAGGAAATCGTTTATCGCAGCAACGAGATATTTGGCGTCGGCAACGGTTTCGAGGATGGCTATCTCGGCAAGCTGGAACAGCCGGGCTCGGATTCGGGCCGCAACGCGGTTCATCCGCTGTTCGATGTATGGCTGGCAGCGCTCGGGATAGGACTGAAAGTCGTGCGGCTGGCGGATCTCAAGGCGGCGGCCTAAAAACGCCTGAGTTCTTAACCTTGGCGCGTGAGTTTCTCCGCCCACCGCTCAAGCCCGCGCCCGCGCGCCCGGCACAGGGTAGCGAGTTCGCCGCGCAAGGTGTCGGGAATGGCGAATTGACCGGCCGCCCAACGCTGCATGGTGCGCAAGTTAACGTCCAGCGCATCGGCCAACGGCGCAACCCAATGGGGCCCGAATAGTGCCTCGCCGATGTCGGCCAAGGTGTCGGCTGTCAGTTTCATCCTGCAACCCCATATTGCCTTGCAATGCAGCCCGCAATCCCCTCGTCCATGAGCTTGTAGAGGCGCACCAGCACCACGGCATAGGCGTCCCAATCCTCATGCGTCCATTCCTCAGCGGGCCATGGGCCGAGGTTAGAGGGCTTGCGGCCATGCTTGCGGGCGTGGGCGTTACCAGCGTCAACCGCGGCCGCCATTGCAAGGCTTGGCGTGATTTGCATCGCCCCGCTCATGCGTCACCACGTCTCACGTTGCAGCTTAAGCCCCTCGCGCTTGGCGCGGGCGAATAGCTGGTGCATGTGAACACCGAAGCGCGGCGCGAACTTGTAGCTTGGATGCTCATAATAATGCTGCGCTGTTGCCTCAGTACGTGAACCGTCCGCCCAGTCACAGTAAGCCATCGTTTGGCCATTGTCGCGGTAACGGCGGATGTAAATGCGTTTGATGGTGTTGGCGCTCATACGCCACCTGTAGCCTTGGCGATTGCGGCGCGAAGCGCCCTAGCTTGTTCTCTCGGCGTCATGCGTTCATCGCTAGTGCTCCACTCAATCGCCAGCAGCACGCGCTCACATACCGCCAGTAATTCCGGCGCGGCGTCTTTCACGCGCTGATCCTCGCCATCCGCGCGAACGTCCCACCAGCCCGAAAACCGCTCGTCGCAGATTTCGCCGCTGTTGTAGCCCTCGCCGCACATGCGCGTGACATGCTCTAAATGCGGTACAAAAGCCTCTGATAGATCGCTCTCGATGGGGAGATTGTCGCCCCAAATCCGCAGTTCAATTCGCGCGCCCTCTTTCGGCGTATGTGTTTTGATCTTCGTCATATCGGCCTCCATGCCGTTGCGCTTCGGCCTATGCCGAAGCTATGTCGCGTTGTACGACATAAGGAAAGCGCCTGTCAATAGGTGCGTTAGGTGCGTTGCCGACGCTCCCGCCCCGCCATGAGCCTTGGCCATGCGCCAAACGCGCTCTTACGAACGCAACAAATATGATCGAGACTTGCGCGCCGAGATTGCGCGCTTCATCCATGACCAGGCCCGCCGCGCCCCGGAGTTAGAACCCGCTCCCGTCAGGCACATCAACCCCCGCTCAATCGAAGCCATCCGCATTGCCACCGCAGCCCTAGAACGGCTCCGCAAGCATGGCGGATGATCGACTCTTCTTGGGCATGACGCCCGCCGAGCGCGAGCATTACGCCGCTTGGTGCCGCGCATACGCTGAAAAGCTGGAATCCGCTGGCAACCAGCGCATGGCTGATTACATGCGCAGATGCGCCGAGCTGGCCCTCAATGAATAGCCCGCTCTCACGTGCCACCCCGCGGCCACACCAGCGCAAACGCCGCCATTCGACGGTCAATCTCAATTCCGTGCGCATTAAGGAACTCATGCGCCTCATGCGCACCCGCTATCGCGGCGAAGCCATGCCGGAACACCCGGCCGCCCGATGCTTGGCCACAGTGATTTGCCACCATCTGGCCCGCTTGCCAGGCGACCAGCGGCCACGCCTCAAGGACTTCCTGGCATGTTCCGCGCCTTGGTTCGGCTACGAGCAAACCCTCGACCTCTTCGCCGATGTGATGTCGCGCCCGAAACTATGGAAGGCCGACAAGCTAGCATGGATGCTCGGCCTCTATGAGAAAGAGCGCGCAAACCTCGGCATAACCACAATCGGCGCATGCGATCTCTCGGCCGCCGAACGCCGCAAAGCCCGAAAGGTCAGAAACCGCGCCGCAAAGGAAGCCAAACGCCGCGAAAAGGGCGCCCTTCGCCGCGCCCAATATCTCGCCCGATCAATCGCCAAGCAGACACCATGGCTAGCGGCCAAATGCTCCCGCGCCACATGGTATAGGCGTCTCAAAGGTTAATGAGACAGGTCCGGGTACAGCATACTTCTTATGCTGCGGACACACCTGTCTCAATCGTTAACGCGCAACCGGACAAACAGCGCCGCGCCTCCAAAGCCCCCTGTTCCTTCAGCCTCCAAATCGCCAGTGCGTTGCCGCTCAAGCCATACGCTCAGCACCGTCCCTTCGCCATGGCAGCCCTCGAAACCGTCACAATCCAGCATCCGCACGCACACCGCCCCAAGACCGTGCGCATTTCCCGCAATATCAGACGCGCAATCGACTTCATGGTCTACGAAGGCGGAAACAGGGCTCAAGGAGCCAGCGCCGCGCTCATAACTGATGATGCAGTCCGTAAAGCACTCAAAAAGCCAGAAGTGCTCGCGTACATGAATACGCAGATAGACCTGATACGCACCAGCGCAGCGGCGAAAAGCATTGCTCGCATCGATGTTCTGGCCGGTGGTGCGGAATCCGAGCATGTGAAGCTCGGAGCCAATGAATTGCTGCTCAAGCTCGATGGCAAAGGCCCGATAGAACGCAGCCAGCATCAGCATATTCATCAACACTCGATCCCTGGGCTACAGATCATCTATTCGCGTGATTGGACTGAGCCAGAAACCGCGCTGCTGATAGATGGTCAGGCGGTCGAAGTCGAAAGCGCCAAGTCTGACAATGGCTTGCCCATCCCCGTTCCCCACCCAGCCATGAGGAACGCGCGGAAATGAGCGAATTATCCGGGGGATTGGCCGATCCGCGTGCAGCGAAGCCGGGGGGAAAATCGGCTGGCGCTGAAATCCCTGGGGTAGTTTCCGCGCGGCGCAGGAATTTTTTCATTTCTGAAATTTGGTTGCGGGTTTTGCTTTGGATTGGGACGGCTGTTGTGTTGGCGGTGATTTTTTTCGGATTACCGCGATGAGGGCGCTACGGGGATTTTTTCTGTTTCTCTCGGTCGTTGTAGGGGCGATTGTGGATATTGCTGGCGGGGCTGACGAGATTTTGCGGGGGCGGTCGTGATGGGGCTTGATGGGGCCTGCGTATTGGGGCTGCCGTTTGGTCTGATTGCGGCGTTCTTGGCCGGCGTGATTTTGACGCTGGCGGCGGTATTTGGGCCCTGGGGCCGGGATGAGGGCTGATGGCGGGATCCGAGCCCGTATCTCCCGCGGGTGATGTGCCGGCCGCGGCGCCGGAAGTTCCTGAGGGATATTACCTCGATAAGTTAAGGAGGGTGCGACCGAGCTCGAAGGTGCCTCGGCTGGAAGCGTTTGAGCGGACGCAAGCTAAGCGCGCGGCAAGGCAGAAGGATCATCAAGCAAAGAAGCGCGCGGCGGACGCTGCGCGGTCCAACCCGGCCCCGGAGATATCAAGCATCCTCGGCATGACGCCGGACGGCGAAGTGCTGGAACGCTTTATGCAGGATTTCAGCCAGGTCACGATTATTCGCGGGCCGTGGGGCTCGGGCAAAAGCGTTGCCTGCGTCGGGAAGCTGTTTAAAGCGGCGGGGCTGCAAGCGCCGGATCGTCGCGGCGTGCGGCGTTCGCGCTGGGCCGTGGTCCGCGATTCATATCCGAACCTTCAAGAGACGACGATCAGGACGTGGCTGGAATGGTTCCCCGAGCATATTTATGGGCAGATGCGGAAATCGCGGCCTTTGCAACATATGATCCGTTGCAATGGGCCGCTCGACGATAATGATGGCCAAACGACAATCGAGATGGAGGTTATTTTTCTCGCGCTGGCCGACGAGGAAGATCGCCAAAAGCTGCTTTCGCTCGAATTGACCGGGGCATGGGTGAATGAAGCCCGCGAAATCCGCAAGCCGATTATCGACGATTTGATCGGCCGCGTCATGCAAGCGCGCTTCCCTCCGATGAGGGATGGTGGCGCGACGTGGGCCGGCGTGTTCATGGATACCAACGCGCCGTCGGAAACCCATTGGCTTCCGCAGATGATGGGGGAAGTGCCGATCCCCGAAGATGTGAGCGACGATGATCGTTCGGCTTTGGTCAAGCCGAAAAACTGGGTGTATTACATTCAGCCTGGCGCGCTGTTGGAAGTGAAGGATGAGGCCGGGCGCTCGCAATTCGTTCCCAATTCGAAGGCTGAGAATATTCATAATCTGCGGGGCGGCCATAAGGCTTATCTCGATGGCATCGGCGGCAAGCCCCGTTCATGGATACGGGTGAATTTCTGCAACAAGCTTGGCGAGAGCGTTTCCGGCAAGCCGGTTTGGCCGAATTTCGATAGAGAAAAGCATGTCGCCGCGAAGGATATTCCGGTCGATCCGAATTTCATTCTGCATGTCGGGATCGATTCGACGGGGCGCAGCCCGGCCGCGGTGTTCGCCCAGGTAATTCACAATCGCTGGCATATCTGTGGCGAGCTGGTGGTGCGCGATGTGAATTGCGAAACCTTCGCGCCGATGGTGCGGCGCAAGATTGCGGATTTGCTTCGGCCATGCGGGCTGACGATAGATCGCATGACCATCGTGTTTTACCGCGATCCGCATTCTCAGCGTTCGGACATTGACGATCAGACGGTCGATAGCGTGTTCGCCAAGCATGGGATTAGGCTGCTTGCGGCGCCAGGCGGGAATACGATCGAGCATCGGCTGACGACGGCCGAAGTGATCATCGATACGTTCCGGGTGGTCGTGTCGCCATGCTGCCGGATGCTGATTGCGGCTTGCGATGGGGCATATCGCTATCGCCGCTTGCAGGTGGCGGGACGTGAGGAATACACGCCGGAGCCTGAAAAGAACCCGGCATCGAATATCGCCGATGCTTTACAATATCTGTTCCTTGGCGCTGGCGAGGGCAGGACCATGATGGGCCGGCAATCGAGGCCGGCGGCGGTGAATGTGCGTCGGCATTTCGATCCGCTCAGCCGCGGCGATAAGCCTGAGAAACGATTTGCGCTTCTAGCGCGCCGTTAGGTGCGTTGCCGCATTTGAAGCCCCCCGCCCATTGTCCCGCGCATGGGCTTCGGTTCTCCATCCCCCACCAAACAGGACAAGCTTCTCGACAAGCAGCAAAAGGCGCAGGCGGCGCTGGCGCGGCGCGATAGAATTTCGCTGCTCTCCGAACAATTAAGCGCCGAGGATTTGCTTCGCCTTCGCATGTATGGCCGCCGCTCGATGTTTTCGGGCGGGGCAGGCGGCGGCATCGGCGGCATTCCGTTGTTCGGCGGCAATCTCGGTGGCGCATTAGGTGGCGCCTATGGAACGACAAGCAGCGGTTCTTCAGGTGGTGGAGGGACGGGCGATGGCGGCCTGTCGCATCTGCTCTGATGGGTGTCGTCGAACTCAAAACACCGCAAGGCCGAAACCGCGAAGTTCTGGAAGCGGGCCGCAAATCGCTTGAGCAACAGGCGGTCAAATACATTGCCGAAGCGGAAGCTGATCGCCGCTCGCATGAAACCTGGCTGCGCGATGTTTATCGTTTCGCGCTTCCATGGCGGCGTAGGCCAAGCTCATGGAAACAGGTCCACGATCAGGACGAATTATTCGATCCGACGGCCATCGAGGCTACGGCGGATTTTACCGCCGACATGCAAGCGACATTCACGCCGCCAGATGATGATTGGCTCGGCGTCGAGCCCGCAGAAACAATGCAGGAATTCGAAAAGGAAAAACTGAAGGCACCGATTGCAAATTACAAACGCACCGTGTTCGCAGAAATCCGCCGCTCAAATTTCCATGAGGCAAGCCAGGAAGCCTATCCCGATCTCGCCGCTGGCACCGCCTCGATGTGCATTCAGGACATCGACATCACGCAGCCAATCCAGTGTCAGGCAATTCCGATAACGGACTTGCTGATAGCGCGCGGCGTTTATGGCGGCGTCGATTTCCGTTGCCGAGAAATTCGCAACATGCGCGTGCGCGATCTGGCTCCGACATATCCGAATGCGACCATCCCGGCCAGCGTGAAGCGCTTGGCTGAAAAGGATGCTGGCGCGACTATCTGCGTGCGGGAGTGCGTGTGGCGTCTGTGGGATAAGAAGCCGATGGAGCGCTGGCAGTATTGCCTGCTCATCGACAACAAGCTCGCCGAAGATGATATTTTCGAAGGAACGGGTTCCTGCCCGATCATCGTCGCACGCTGGCGCACTGACTCGACGACGGCGCTTGGCACTGGCGCGCTCTATGTCGTCATTCCCACGATCAAGACGCTCGATCAGCTTTGCTACCTAATCTTAAAGCATCTGAATTTCCGCGTCGATCCGGCGACCTCTTACGAGGACGACGGTGTGATCAATCTCGAAAACGGATTGACGCCGGGCACCGCAATAGCGCGCGCCCAAGGCTCGAAGGCGCCTGAAATTCTCGAAAGCGAAGGCGACCTCAATACGGCGTTTTTCGAGCGTTCCGAAATGCAGACGCAGATCAAGCGCGCGCTGTTTCAGGACAAGCCTGAGCAACCTGGCAAGACGCCGCCGACGCTGGGCCAATGGCTCGATGAGCGCGCGCGCACCGCACAGCGCATGGGCGCACCTATCGGACGGCTTACAACGGAATGGCAATGGGCGATTTTCGCTCGCTTCGCCTATCTGATGGCAAAACGCGGCGTGCTTCCGAGCGTGGACCTCAACGGCAAGGTTATCCGCCTTCGTCCCGAAAGCCCGCTGATCAAGGCGCAGCGCCAGCAAGGCGTGAATCTGGCTGATCGCTGTCTGGAGATTTTCGGCGTGCGCTTGGGCGGCCCGCAAGTGGTTCCGCTGTTCGTCGATACGCTCAAGACCGCTGTGAAGATCAAGGAAATGCTCGGCGCTGACGCGGTGATCCTGCGTTCCGAGGAGGACATCAAGCAAATCGTCAAGACATCAGTGCAGGCCGGGCAGGCGCTAGGCCAAATCCCAAGTCCTGATCAGCAACAGGGCGGCGGCGGGGCCGGGCCGTGAAGCAACAAGCGCGCACCTTCGACAATCTTCGCGGCGATCCCAAACTCAAATCCGAACACGCGAAAGACAAAGCGCAGGTAGTAGCGGCTTGGCGGCGCATAGCGAAAACGCCGGATGGTCAGACCGCGCTCGGATGGCTGATGGCAACGACAATTCATCGTTCATTGGGCGCTGGCGTTTCTGACGGTGCGTTGCGGGAGCATGAGGGCAAACGTCAACTCGCCGCGCTTATCGAGCAAATGTGCTCAGAGGAATGATTTCGAATGGCTGGTGAAGGCGAAGGTCAAGACGGCGCAGATAAAGGCGCTGGCGAAGGCGGCGGCGACAAAGGGTCCGCCGTCAACGCCGTTGCGCTCGACGATCTGAAAGCCGCTGGCCTTCCAGAAACGTTCATCGGCAAAGACGGCGCGCTGGCGACAAAGGATTTGGTCGCCGCCGTCAACGAAGGGCTCACACTAAAGCAGCAGGCCGCCGAACGCACGAAGCTCATCCCCGCAGATGGCAAATACGATTTTGCCATTCCCAAAAATTGGGAGAGGCCAGAGGGCCTCAACGACAAATTTGTCCAAAGCTGGAAGGTCAGCGAAGCGAAAGTTGCGGCATTCACTCCTTTGGCGAAAGAGCTTGGTCTATCGCAAGCTCAAGTTTCCAAAGTTGTAGCAGGATGGGCAACGGCCGACGCAGCGGAGAAAAAGGCGACTGTCGATGCCGCCAACGAAGTATTCACCACCGAAATGAAAAAGCTCGGCGATGGCGATGCTGCCACAAAGCGCCTTGAAGCGGTTTCGAATTGGGCCAGCGCCAATCTGACAAAGGATCAGGCCGCAGCCCTTCTCATGTCGGCCACGTCCGCCGATGCCGTAATGGCAATCGAGGCGCTCATTCAGAAAGCCACCGGCTCGAAGATGTCCGGCAAAGGCACGCAAGGCGAGCAACCCGAAAACGGCGAATTGAAGCAACAAGTCGGCAAACCAGGTTTCGGTCGCGCGGCCCTCGCCGAGGCGAACGCGAAAAAGTGAGGTAACACCAAATGACCGCTGCAATTACTCTTAACGAAGCCGCGAAGCTGGCGCTGAATGATGGCGACACCAAACGCGCGGGCGTGATTTCGCTCTATTCGGAACGCTCCGACGTTCTCCAGGCCATGCGCTTCGAGGGTATCACCGGAAGCGCGATCACCTTCAATCAGGAAGGCGATCTACCGGCATCCGGTTCGCGCGGCATCAACGAAGGCTTCACCGCCGACGCGGGCAATTTCAATCCGCAGAAGGAAGCCCTCTATCTGTTTGGCGGCGATCTCGATGTGGACCGCTTCCTGATCAAGACAATGGGCATGGAAGTCCGCACGCGGCATGAGGCGCTGAAAGTGAAGGCGCTCGCCCAGGACGTGACCGACGTGATCATAAAGGGCGACAATTCGAGCGACCCGCGCGATTTCGACGGGCTGCAATCCCGTCTTACGGCGGGCGCGCTTGTCGCCAACGGCTCGACATCGGGCGGCGACGTACTCAGCCTCGCCAAGCTCGATTCCGCAATCGACAACACGGCCGATCCGACGCATCTCATCATGTCTCGTGCACAACGGCTTCTTTTCCAGGCGGCCTATCGCTCATCGACCTTCCCGAACATTATGATGAGCATGGACGACATGGGAAAGAACGTTCTCTCCTATGGCGGACTACCAATTTTGGTCGGCTATCCGAAAAATCAGAACACCGCGATCCTGCCATACACCGAAGCCAACCCCGGCGGCGGCTCGGCTGTCGGCACATCCATCTATGTCGTGAATTTCGGCGAAGATGGCGTTGTTGGAATTTCCAACGGCGGCATCGATGTTCGCGATCTTGGCGAACTCAACACGCTCCCCGTTTGGCGCACCCGCGTCGAGTGGTATCTGAGCATGGTGATCTACGGCAAGAACTCTGCGACCCGCCTGTGGGGCGTCAAGACCGGCGCCATCGTCGCGTAAACAGAACGAGAGCAAGAGGCTCAGAGGAAAACCGAAATGACATCTACAATCACAAATCGCCGCAGCTACACCTTCGATGCTGCTCTCGAAATGAAGGATGCGGGTCTTGTCGCGGCTTCGGCTGCTGCAACCGTCGATGGCGCTGCAAAGATCGTCCCTGTCGGCTCGGAAGTGTTCGAAGGCGTGCTGGTGATCGATGTCTCGGCCATCGAAATCGCCTCGAATGATGAGCATTACCGCATCCATATTGAGGGCTCGACCTCGGCAACGTTTGCCAGCGCCATCGAAGATCTTGGGTGCCTCGATCTTGGCGCTACCGAAGTTCGCGATGGCGCCGCGCAGGATTCCGTGGTTGGCCGCTACGAAATTCCATTCGTAAATGTGCAGGTCAACACCGTGTTTCCCTATCTGCGCGTTTACACCTTCGTCGGCGGCACAATCGCCACGGGCATCAATTACACCGCCTTCATCAGCAAGAAGCTCTAGGAGCAGCCATGCCCCGGAAGGTCACGCTTCGCAACAAGGAAACCGGCGAGACGAGTGAGCATTACACCGTCGATGCAAAGACAATTCTCGACAGCGAGAATTCAATCTATGCGCTGGCTTCCGGCAAGCTGAAAGGCCATCGGGCAAGTATTGGCGGCGAAGCGGCGGCTGACGCGTCCACAGGTGACGACGAGAAACCCAAGAACAACAAGAGGGCCAAAGGAGCTTCCGCTCCCTCGGTAGAAACCTGAGATGGCAACAACGGTCAGGGTCAGAAAGACCACAACGGGCGGCAGCATCAGGGAATCCGATGTTGACGTTGGCGATCTGAATGTTGGCGGCCTCAATCCGGCAAGCGGTTTGACGCTCAACATCGTCAAGATGGGCCCATTCGCCCGCCTCGATTTCACGCTTACCGCCGTCCAGCTTGCCGTCACGGATGCGGCGGGGAGCGGTTCAAGCGCTTCGCTCAAGATTTTCGATTTCGTCAATGCGTCCGTCGTCGCCCTGGCTTGCCGCCAGGATTACACCGCCTTCGCCGAAGGCTCGGCCCTTACAACCGCGGCTGGCGATGCGGCGTTCGTCATGGGGCTTGGCTCGGTTGCGGCAAACGCTGGCGATGGCGCGCTGACCTCCACAGAAGTCGATTTTGGCGCCGTGACCGCCACGATCACGAATTTGGCGGGCACTGGCGCAGGCACGAAGCATAGCGCGACGGTTGCCATCTTCGACGGCACGACAACGGCCACCGATCTTTACCTGAATTGGTCAGGCACTGCAGCTACGATTGATGCCACCAGCACGATCGATGTCACCGGCACGATTTCAGTTCTCGTGGCGTTGCTCGGCGATGACTGATGTCCGCGGAATCAATCGTCCTCATCAATGCAGCGATAGCCCGCGCGCAGGATAATCCGATCACGAGCGTCGATGACGGAACGGTCGAAGCCATCCTCGCCAGCACCAATTACGAGCAAATCGTTCAAACGGCTTTAAGCGAGGCTCCTTGGAGCTTCGCGCGCAAGACTGACGCCTGCACGCTGCTTCCCGATGCGCCGGTTGATGAGGATTTCTCTTTCGCTCTAACGCTTCCGAGCGATGTTCTGAAATTGCTCACGATCATCGTGAATGGTCAGCCCATCGAATATCAGCTCGACGAAGATGGCGTCGTTCTCTCCAACACCGATGAGGACGTTTACGCGGTCTATACCTATCGCGCGGCGGAAGATTTATGGCCCGCTGATTTCAAGGAAGGCATTATTTGCCGCCTTGAAGCGCTTTATCTCCGGGCTGACAAAAAGCCCAATGATGCGAACGAAGCCGAAGGCCGCGCGGAAAGGAAATTCGCCCGCGCGCGTTTCCAGGACTCGAAGCAGAAATTCCCGAAGGACGTAAAAACGTCCCCGCTCATAGATGCGAGGAGGCTCGGAAGTGCCCCTCGAAGAATGTGAAGTCACCAATTTCTCAGCCGGTCAGATCGACAGCCGCGCGCGCAAAGACCGCTCGAAGCAAATCTATAACAATGGTCTGACCACTGGCCTGAATACGCGCATCCTCGCGGGCGGCGCGCTCAAGCGCAGGGCTGGCACATGGAAGCGCGTGACGCTCGACGGGAAGGCCGTCGGCGTCGAATATGTTGCGCCCGATGGCAGCATCTTCAAGCTGGTCTTCCGGCATACCGAGGTCGATATTTTCGACGAGGATAATGCGCTCGTCGATACGCTGACCGGGGCGCCGTGGGGATCATCGATCATCGATGTCATGTGCTTTTCGCTCGACGATGGGAAATTCATCGTCACGCATACGACGTTCTGGCCGCAAGTGATTTCGGTCGATGATGCGGGAGTTTGGTCGTTTGATGATTTTGTCTTTCAGGCGGGACCGGCTGGCGCTCCTGCGCAACCCTATTGGCGCTATGCAGACAAAGGGATCACATTGCAGCCGAGCGCGGTCACGGGGTCAATCACGCTGGTCGCCAGTGATGATGTGTTCGACGCCAATCATACCGACACATATTTCCGCTATCTGGGCTACGAAATTCTGATCACCGCAGTCATCGATCCGTTAACTGCGACCGGCACAATCGTTTCAACATTGCCGAAAACCGTCATCGTCTCAGTATCAAATGGCGATGGCTTCATGGTGGATACCAGTTGCGAAGGATTGGATTCCGGTGCCAAGGGCATCATCGTCAATAAGGCGGGGGTTGTCCTCACCATTGTTTATACAAGTGGCCTGACTGGCTTCACCAATGGCGAAACGCTGGTCGGCGACAACAATGCGCAATCCGACATCGTCTTTGGCCCGACGGATACGACGCCGGCCGCCGTGGTCGATTGGGATGAACAAGCGTTCTCGGCGGTTCGCGGTTATCCCGGCACATGCGCGGTTCATCGTGGGCGGTTGTATTTTCTCAACATGCGAGATTTGCCACGCGGCATTACGGCTTCGGCTGCTGGCTTCCCGGAGTATTTCAAGATTGGCGCGAATGATGGCGATGCGTTCTTTGAACTGATCCCCGATTACAAGGGTCAGCGCGCGCTTCATCTGATCACCGCCGATCAGGGCATCGTGCTGACCGATAAGGCTTGCTACTACATTCCCGAATACGGGACGCAAGTGGTCACGCCTTCGACCATCGACTTCCGGCTTATCTCGCCGGTGGGCGCTTCGCCGGTGAAGCCGGTTTCAACCGAATTGGGCTTCGCCTTCGTCGAGGAGGGCGCAAACCGGGTGCTTGGCATTTTGCCGACAGGCAACGTGCAAGGCCCATGGCAGACGCAAAATCTCACGACATTCTGGACCGAGCAGATTACTGGCCCGCGCGGGCTTGCCGCCGACATCGGCATTACATCGCGCGATGAACGTTATGCCTATGTGGTCAACGACGACGGCTCTATCGCCTGCGCCAAATATCAATCCGTGACCAGCGATGTTCCGATTGGCTGGACACCATGGACGACCAACGGCAGCTTCCGCTCGATGTTCTGCGCCGGTGGCAAGAATTTCGCCATCGTGCAGCGGCTTATCAACGATGTGGAAGTGTGGTGGCTTGAGGAATTCGACGAGGATTTGCTGATCGACGGTGCGGTGGCATTTACCGCACCCTCTGTCACGCTTGCGGACTATCCTTCAACCGAGCTCGATGTGATCAGCGAAACGACATGGTTTCATGGGCTTTATACGACTAGCGCGGGCGGAGTGCTGACCACATTCGATCTCGATGATGGGGCTTATGTCGCCGGGCTTCATGCCAACGTCGATGTCTCTCCATTACCGCCGAAAATCCAGCATCCGGCCTTCCGCCATGGCCAACGCTACGGCATCCCGCAAGTCCTGATCCATGTGAAGGATACGGGTTCCTATACCCTCAATAGCCAACTCAGCCCGGCCTATCGCACGGGCGAGGCTTTGGACATTGCGCCGCCGCTCCGCACCGAAGCAAAGAAGTTCAAGGTGCCAGGACGTGGCGATACGCTAGTTCCGATAATCGCCCAATGCGCGCCCGCGCCGCTGATCGTGTTATCGCTGATGATGGAGGTCGATTTTTAGATGGGCTTCGATCCGGTAACAATGGCGATTGCGGCCACGGTGGTTTCGTCAGGCCTCGAAATTGCTGGTGGTATTGCCAAGAGCAATGCGGAAAAATCTGCCGCCGATCAATACAAACGCAACGCCAAGGTGGCGATGATCGCGGCTGATCAGGCCGAAGCCGCGCGGCGCGACGATCTGCTTTCAACACTTTCGGCTGTGGACGCCATTCGCGCCGGTCGCGGTCTTGAGGTTTCCAGCCCGACAGGAATCGCCTTGCGAGACGCCTATACGAAAAAGGCCGAACGCGGCATTGCGACCGAAAGGCTGAATTATGGCCGAGAGGCACAAGCCAATCGAACGCAGGCCGGGATATTGCGATCACAAGCGCAGATGTCGCTTTACAGCGGCATCATCAAAGGCGGCATAGGATTGTTCGGCGCAGGTAACGACGCCGCAAATTATCTCAACACGGGCGGCGGCGGCGGCGGCGGTGGTGGTGGTGGTGGTGGTCCCTGATGGTCAGCAAACTAGGCGGCCTGCCACAACTTGAATACGGCCCGGCGACACTTAAGCCAGCACCCGTAGTCTATGATCAAAACGCTGGCTCCGGCTTTCAAATGCTGGCCGACCAAGCGGAAGCGATCAACAAGAAATTCTTTCAGCCTGCGCTGAATGAACGAGCGGCATCGCTTGGCACTGTCGCCGGTAAACGCACCGATACTGGCGCGATGTCGGGAGAACTGCATACCGAATTCACCGAAGCCGATGCGGCTTACAATCATGCCGCGCGCCTCAAATATCTGACCGAAACCCAACTCGATCTCACCACGCAAATCCGCGATTTGCAGGAGAAACACATTGGCGACCCCAATGGCTTTGCCGCTTCGCTCGATGGCATCAAGACCGGCGCAATCAAAAACGCGCCGCCTGAATTCCATGCTGACATCGAAGCGATGGTGGACAAGCAGGGCATTTCGGCACTGGATGAGATCGCGCGAGCCAAGATCAATTCCGATGTCAAAGAGGCTCAGAATTCCGCCGAGGCGCTGATCAAGAGCAATACGAACGAGCTTGTTGGCTTTGCGCGACAGAACCGGCTTGGCGATCCGCGTGCGGCGGACCTGATCAATCAGAACATTCAGCTTTATCGCAATCTTGGGTCCAATCCCGCGTTCGGCATCAGCAAAGAGGAAACCAATCTCGCCATCAACGAATTCCTAAGCACGCTGAAAGGCGAGGCCATTATCGGCAGCGTGGGTAGGCTATATCAAATTCATGGACGCGCGGAAGCCGAAAAGCGCGTCGGCGATATGCTCGATGATCCGGCGTTGAATTTGTCGCCTGAGGAACGCCGCTCGTTTGATGCGCAGGCCCGTCAGGAAATCCGCCAGCTCGATGCGATAGACCGCGGCGACCGCGATGAGTTGCGCCGCTCGCTATCCTATCGGATCGATGATGCGACAGCCGCAGCGTTGGCAACTGGCGACAGGTCCAGCGTAATGACGGACGATGAAATTATGCGGGCATTCCCTGGCCCGGAAGGCCGTTCGATCATCGGCAAACTTGATGCTGCGACCGAAACCTATTCGATGCGCAAAGCCGTCGGTATGGCGACGCCGGCCGATCTGGCCGACATGGCGAAACGTTACAATCCGGCGAACTTGGGGACAGTGCCAAAGGCAGCGCCGCCGGGCCTGACAGAGATCAACGCGCAATCCGCCATCAAGGATGCTTTCCCCGACGCCACGATCACGAGCGGCGAACGTTCACCGCAGCATAATGCGGACGTTGGCGGCGTGGCGAACTCCATGCACCTTTCTGGCCAAGCGCTCGATTTTGTGGTCCCAAATGGCGTCTCGACCGATCAGGTTCGCAAGGCGCTCACGGACAAAGGATTGCCGGTTACGGAATTGATAAATGAAGGCGATCACATTCATTGGGGATGGGGCGGCGCGAAGGGCGAGGGCATCGCTGATAAGGCCCGCGTCTATAAGGCTTTCACCGAAGCCGTGGCCGAGCGCAGCCAGGCGCTTGCCAAAGACCCGGCGCAATACGTCTTGGGCAACCGTCCCGACATCGCGCAGCAATTCACATCCAAAGACCCGGCCGTTGTTCAAAACGGCGTGCGCTCGCTGCTGCAAATTGAGGCAGACATCGGCACCACGAAGCCGCGCATTCTCGACGAAGCGCAGACCAACGCGATTGTCGGCCAATTCCAAAGCGCCGCCGATCCGGCGAACCGAGCGGCAACGATGGTCGGCACGATCTCCGCGCTCGAATCTCGCTTCGGCCAGTATTACCCGCAGGTCATGGCCGAACTGCAAAAGGGCGGCCTACCATCCGAGGCGCTCGCGCTAGCGCAGGTCCAGCATGATCCGCCTGTGGCCGCGCGCATGGCGCAGGCGGTCAATACGGGCCGCGAGCAACTCCGCAAGGTCGCACCCAATCCGAAGCAGATCGATAAGGCGGTAACGGCTGGCTTGGCCGATTTCAACGCCACATTGGTCGGCAATGTGGACGGCTCAAAGATCAGCGCTCTTCAAGCCGAGGCGGCTCAGCTTTATGGCTATCAGCTCGCGTTCGAAGGTAAAGACCCGGACGAGGCCGGAGCGCAAGCGGTGGCCGACATCATCGGCAAGCATTATCAGTTCTCAGACACCTATCGCGTTCCTGTAGGCATCCCGCTTGGCGACGTCGAGACGGCAGCGAATGAAATTCAGAACGCGCTCACGCCGGAGAAGGTCTTTCCCGAAGGCTCGGGCGATAAGACGATGAACGAGGCGACCCGCCGCGATCTCGCCGCGCGCACGCTGCGGAACAATGGCGTGTGGGCCACTTTGCCCGACGATTCCGGCTTGCAGCTTCTTTACCCGGCCGAGGCTGGATTTGTCCCCGCTCGTGACGCGAACGGCAATTGGATGCGCTTCACCTGGGGCGAGCTTGTCGGGCAATCTGGCGATACGGGGGGCTTCTTCGCTTCGTTCGGTTCCGATCTTGACGCCAGGCGCCGCCGCAATCTGGCGCGCGCACGATGAGCGGCTTCGGCGGAGCCTTCGAAGAAAGCGATTATGCGCGATCAAATGTTCTCGACCGCGTGAATGTGCTGTTCTCCGACGCGCTCGGTGCGGCGGCAGAAGAAATGTGGGTGCATAGTCCAAATCCGGAAGGTAAAAGCGGTGTCGAGTTGGCATCAGCCATGTTTCCCGCGCTCCGCGCGCCGATTAAGGGTGCTGGGTATGTGCTCAGCGCATTGCCCACAGGCTTAAGCCTGCTCTACCAGCCGCTTGAAGCCATGAAAAATACTCAGGTCGGCGACCGTGGCGCAGCGGATGAATTCATCGATCCTGAAACCCTCAACAAACAGTATGGCGAAAGCCTGGGATTGAGCTTCGACCGGCCCATGCGGAAAGGGGCCGTCGACATCATCGTGGCCGCCAAGGAGGATGAGAACAGACGGCAACAGCTATTGGCGCGCGGGCCATCAGGGGTGCTTTTCCAGGGCATCAAGTTTCTGACGCAACTCGCGGTCGCCGCGACCGATCCGGTGAACGTGGCCGCGTCCTTCATGCCGATTGTGGGTGAGGCCCGCTATGGACTCTGGGCGGCCAAATTTGGGGCTACAGGGGCGCGGCTGGCAAGGGGCGGAATCGAGGGTGGCGTGGGTGCAGCGGCCTTGCAGCCCCTTGAGGCTGGCTACGACAAAGCATTCCAAAATGAATACGGCCCGCTCGACGCTTTCATCAATGTCGCGTTCGGCTCGGTCCTGGGCGGCGGGCTTCATGCGGGCTTCGGCGCGATTTCCGATTTGCTCACCAAGGCTGGTGCTGGCACGCGCGAGGCGGCGCTTCGCTCGGCTGTGGCCCAAGCGGCAGAAGGCCGTCCAGTGGACGTGGGCGCTGTCATGGCGGCTGATCCGGTTATGGGCGGGGATGAGCCCAATATCGCGGCGCGCACGCTGGACGAGTCTCGTAGCAAGACGGAAGCCTTCAATCGCGGACAGGAACCCGGCACCGCCGTTTCGCCGGAAGCATCCATCAACGCCGACGAGGCGCTCAAGGTTAAGCAGGGCGACGACATCGAGGCCCAATTACAAGAGGCATTGGCGACTGTGGCCGATCACGAAAAGCAAGGAATTCTGACACCGGAGCAAGCCACCGAAGCGCGCTCCGGTTCCGAGGACATCAAGCGGGCAAAGCAGGATGGCGATGCGGCGCTCGCGGCATCCCGCTGCTTGAACCTGCACCCATAGGCGAACATGGCGATCAAGGATTGCATTAAGGAAATTCGGGCGCTCGCGGGCAAAGAACTCACGGACGACGATATTCAGGCCATCGCCGAGGACGTGCAGCGCAGGGCCCGCGCCAAGCAGCGCCGGGACAAGATGCTCAGCGATGGCGAGGCGCTAGACCAGGCGGCCAAGGATTTCGGCTCTGAGGCCGATAAGGTCGCCCGCGTGACGGCACGCAATAAGGCGCTCAACATTCTCGCCAGAAAGCGATTGCAAGATTTTGTCGAAACTGGCGTCAACGGTGGCCTCAAGGCCCATGAAGCCATCGAGGCGCTAGCCGTCGGCATCAACAAGAAAGTTCCCGGCGCCCGCATGTCGGTTGATGCGCGGCAGAAGGCGGTCACGGCCGAGCTTGTCGGCGGAATGATCGGCGATCTTGAAAAGGCTGGCCTATGGGAATTCATGTCGCGCCGCCTTGGGCTGCTTGGCCGCGATAAGGGCGTGCTCGATACCGACATCGCCCGAGCGATGTGGTCAATCGGTGAGGATGGCAAGGTCACGGCCAAGGTTTCGACAGAAGCCAAAGGCATCGCCGAGATCGTCAATAAATGGCAGGAAGTCGCGCGGCTTCGCACAAACCGGGCCGGATCGTTCGTCGGCCGCGCCGTAAATTACATCGTTCGCCAAAGCCACGATCAGACCAGGATCATGCGGGCGGGCCGCGAGGCATGGGTCAATTTCATTCGCCCGCTGCTCGATAACGAAAAGACCTTCGGCGGCAACGATCCAGCTGAATTCCTGAACTCGACGTATTCCGCGCTGGCGTCCGGGCTTCATGTCAAATCGCAGGGCAGCTTCACCGATCTTGCCTTCAAGGGACCGGCCAATCTCGCCAAGAAACTCAGCCATGAGCGCGTGCTGCATTTCAAGGATGCTGACGCCTTCCTCGCTTACAACAATCGCTTCGGCACCCGCAGCCTGACGGAAGCGATATTCGGCGGCTTCGAGCGTTCATCGCGCGACATCGCGCTGATGGAAACATTCGGCACAAACCCGCGCGCCATGTTTGATGATCTGCGCGCCTGGGCGGCGTCCAAATACCGCGACGAGCATCCCGATTGGAACCAAAAAATCAATTCCGCGCGCATCGATCATCAATTCAGTGAGATCGACGGCACGACGAAGATCGTGGACAACCCCACGCTCGCGCAATGGGGCGAAGGCGTCCGCGCAATTCAGTCGATGGCGAAACTTGGTTTCTCGATGCTATCCAGCTTTTCCGATGTTCCTACAGCGGCGGCAGAGCTTCGCTATCAGGGCGAAAATCTCGGCACGGCTTACACCAATCTCTTTGCCAATTTCCTTGAAGGCCACAGTTCCGGCGAACAACGTATCCTCTCGGCGAATATCGGCGTTGGCATGGAAGGCGCGCTCGGCCATATCTCAAGCCGTTTCAATGCGCAGGACGACGCCGCTGGTATCGCCTCGAAAACGATGCGCCTTTTCTTTAAGGCCAACTTGCTGAGCTGGTGGACCGATAGCGTGAAAGTCGGCGCCGGTAAGATGATGGCGTGGCGCGCGGCCGAACAGGCGAGGCGGTCTTGGCCGTCGCTCGATTCGAAGTTCCGCGAGGCGATTTCAGGCTACGGAATCGACGAAGCCAAATGGGCCGTCATTCGCAAGGGCAAGCAAGCCGCGCTGGATGGCCGCTCATACCTTACGCCTGACGGCGTGCGCGCGCTTCCTGATGAGGCGTTCTCCGGGTTCGGGAATAATGCGGCGCGCGCCCGCGATGAACTTTCAACAGCGCTACAAGCTTTCTATGTTGATCGGACAGACTTTGCGGTATTGACACCAGGTTCCCGCGAACGCGCTCTGATGCACGGCGGGCTTCATCGCGGCACATGGATGGGCGAATCCATGCGCTTCTTCTGGCAATTCAAATCATTCCCGCTGACCTTTGCCACGAAAGCCATTGGGCGCGATCTTGGCGGGCTTGGGCTCGTGCAGGGTTTATTGAAGGGCCGTGGCGACATTCAGGGGCTCGCGCATCTGATCGCAGCTACCACGGCCATGGGAATGATTTCGCTGCAAGCGAAGGAAATCCTCAAGGGCCGCACTCCGCGCAATCCGTTCTCGGATAGCTGGCCGCAAGTTTGGGCGTCGGCGCTTACTCAGGGCGGCGGCCTCGGCATTTACGGCGATTATCTATTCGGGGAATTCAGCCGTTATGGCGCATCGCCGCTTGAAACCGCCGCTGGCCCAACATTCGGCACGATGGCGGATTTTCTCAAGGTATGGTCTGACCTGCGGACAAGCCAAGGCCGCCATGCTTTGCCGGCCGATGCGATTCGCTTCGTGCGCGGCAATACGCCGTTCGCGAATCTGTTCTATACGAAGCTCGCGCTCGATTACCTGATTTTCTACAATCTGCAAGAGATGGCCTCGCCGGGTTATCTCAAGCGCTCCGAGCAACGCCTCAAGCGCGAGAACGATCAGACCTACATTTTCCGGCGTATATATACTTCACAAACAGGGGGCCTAGATGATAAACTACCCTGAGAATCGGTGGGAGTGGCCCCTATTGACCTCGATTGAGGAATATCTGACTGCCCGAAATGAGGCTGAGAGAGTAGCTACTCAGTTTGCTGTCCTGAGGGCGGCAATCGAGCGGTTTGCGAGTGCCTTGCGGGATGACCCGCGCCAAGTGGCGCATAAAGTTCCCGACTGGCCCAGCCGCGATGATCTTTTTAAGTTGATTCAGTCGGCGGTTACCGCATGGCAAAAAATGGAAAACGCCTATCAAACTGTCCCCTCCGAGCATAAGAGGGACATACCAGCGCCGTTCAAAACCTTGGGCGATATAGGCCAAATAATAGATTAGGCGCGCCCGGGACCCGCAGTAGCCCGAAGTCTGATAACATCCCTCGCTGAATATCGTTCGGGGGAGCATCATGACTTATTCCAAATTGACCTTTGCAGTCGCAGCGATTCCGCTTTTTGTCTTGGCTGGGTGTGCCATGACCAGTGATGTCATGGATATGGGGAATGGCATTTACATGATCTCCGCTCATGCCGCCCCAGTCAGGGGCGGGGCGACTGGCGCAAACCGTGTGGCCTACCAAGACGCGCAAAAGTTCTGCGCGGAGAGGGTGTCCGGGTCACACGCGATTGTCGTAGATGCGAACGCTAGAGACGTTTATCAGGGTGGCATGGGCGGCTCTTGGAACTCGTCTGGCGGCAGCTTCGGCGGCGGCGTGTTTGCAGCTGGCAACGTCGATATGCGCTTTAGGTGCGGGCGGTAGATTTTCTGCGCTTTGGCTTGCGGCACGCGTTCGATTGAACTTTAGCCTCGCCAATCTTTCCCAGCGCCTTATCAAACGCAGCTTCGGATTCGTCGCAGCCGAGTCGGCGGGCGACGGACTTGAAATTGTGCGGCAATCCGCCCTTGTTTAGCGTCGTTTTGGACTGCGTTTTTGCGGCAGTAACGCTGTGTTTTCTTTGCATATTCAATGCCTTACCTTCTGATCCGTATACTGACGTTTGCTGATCTAGGGTTGCCTACTTGCGTAACGCAATTCACCTGCTGTAGCGTGTGAATGGCCCCGTGGCGGAATGGTAGACGCAGCGGTCTTTAAAACCGAAGCCATCCAGGCGTGCCGGTTCAAGTCCGGTCGGGGCCACTTTCGTTAAGCCTATGAGGTTCTAACATGGCGAAGAAGATGAAGTCACTGGAAAACCTAGAGAAACTGCGGGAAACCCTGCAAACTCAGATCGAAAGCCTTAAGAATCAACTCGCTGGCGTGGAAATGGCTATCCGCACTGTTACCGAGGGCGAGGTGACGGACGGCATTCTGGGACCACGTAAACGTACCCGTAACGTCAAAGACCATGTCCTTCGGCTCGTTCAAGCCGCTGGCCCAAAAGGGTTAAGTGCCAATGACGTAGTCGCAAAGGCTGCGGTAGAAGGCATCACTCTTGATCGTGGGTCTGTTTCATCGCTTTTGAGTCGCCTCAAACGTGAGGGGACATTGTCCTACAACGGCTCCGAGTACATCTTGGTGCCAACAAAGGAGCCGAAAATATCAGTAGTATCAAGTAATTAGACGAAAGGCCGGGAGTTACCCCCCGGCCTTTCCAATTTGCGCCCGTAGCTCAACGAATAGAGCAACTGTTTACCGAACGGTGAGATGCAGGTTTAAATCCTGCCGGGCGCGCACTGGGTCTAGGACCGAAGCCATCCAGGACTTTTCGCTAAACCCAAGTGAGATAATGCGAATCAAGGGCTGCGTTACAAGAACGTTTTCCCGCAGAATCAATAGGAAAACGCGGAGTCAAAGGAAGATGACGCGTGGTCAATATATCTTTCGCGGTTAAGAATGGACTTAGGATTGATACATGAGCCGTTTGCCCCTAGCGCCCCTTAAGGCGCGATCAGTGCGAGCAATGTCATTCACACCGATACCTCCGCGGTTGCTGTAGCGAAAATCGAACTCGGCCAAATAACGATGTAAATGCTTCTCCGAGCAATGCTGATAAATGCCCTTCATGCCGCGTTTGAAAATGCTGAAGTAGCCTTCGACTGTGTTAGTCGAAACCATGCCGCGAGCGTATTCGTAGGCGCTGTGGTTCACCGTGTAGTGCTGTTTAAAGTGCGCGCCGGTTGCCGGATAAACCGTATGCTCATCTGTCATTAGCGTGGATTGCTTGTCCGCATTGTCCAAAAGCACTTTGCGGATGGTTTTCTTGTTCACGCGATCCACGACAAACGACCGGGCAGAGCCGTGACGCTCGACCAACGCCACAATCTTGCGTTGCGTGTCGATCTTGGGGTGCGATACCCAGCCGAAGCCGGTCACAAACGAGTCGGGCTTGCTTTTCCTGCCATCGCGCTTGCCGAGATAGGTTTCGTCGGCCTCGATTACGTAGCCTTCGCCGCCCATTGGGCTTTGCTTGCCCGCCGGGGCCATAGCCTCACGTAGCCGGTGCATCATAAACCACGCTGTTTTGTAGGTGACCTGCAACGTGCGCTCGATCTGCTTGGCGCTGATGCCCTTCTTGCTGGAATTGAGCAGGAAGGCGGCTTGCATCCACTTGTGGAGCGGAATGTGGCTGGACTCGAATACGGTCCCCACGGTCACCGTGAACTGCTTGGCGCACGAATTACAGCGATAGAGGCCGTGCCTGACCTTGGCCTTTAAGTTGGCCTCGATCTTATGGGCGTCATCCACCACGCCACAGTGCGGACACTCAGGGCCTTGGGGCCATAGGACGGCCTCCAGCTTGGCGTAGGCGGCTTCCTCGGTGCGGAAGTAGGGCTTATCTAAAATGCTCATAGGTCTAACTCCTTGACCTATAAGCTAGGTTATCCCGTCCTGTTTGTCAAGTACATATACGCCCATTTTCCCGCCATCGAAGGTTGTCGGAGGCCATTGAGGTGCGTTGCCGATTACCGCACTCGGCGCGCGAATGACGCGCTATGCCCCATATCACCGTCCCAGATCAGATCCCGCTCAACGAATTTGTCGTTACCGGAGCCGATGCGACGTTCGACATCAACTTCACCTTTTTCGATAAGTCGGACCTTCGGATCACAGTCGATAATGTCGAGCTGGCGCAGGATGCGTTCGAGATTGTCGGCACGCCCGGTTTGGAGGGCGGCTACCCTGGCGGCACGGTGACGCTCGATGTGGCCGTGTCGAGTTGCACGGTGCTTATTTGGTCCGAAATACCGCCCGTTCGCGTCACTGATTTCACCGAAGGCGGCGGGCTTCCGACGCGGGCGGCCAACACGGAGTTTGACCGCTTGACAGCGCGGGCCCGCGATCTCCGCCTCCGCGCTCAGCGGACGCCTGTTCTCACCTTCAATGCGCCAACGGTTATCGCGCTCGAAGATTGCGGCCAGCTTTTCACCAATCTTGGCACCGTCGCCGGATACACGCTTCCGCCAGCGAGCGCTGGCCTGACCATCGAATTCGCCATCGTGCGCGCGGCTACCCTGACCATCGGAGCGGACGGCACGGACACCATCAGGGACGTAAGTTCATCCGGCACGGCCATTTCAGCCAGCGCCATAGGAAGCATCCTGCGCCTCATCTGCCTCACCGGAGAAAGCTGGTCCGTGGCCTCGAAGAACGGCACCTGGGCCGTGGCCTGACGCCATGGCATATACCGACACAGTAATTGATCCTCTGTTCGAAATTCCCGATCAGACGATTCAGAATTTCGTTCATGTGCTAATTCGAGAGGAAGCGGAACATCGCGTCTATATCTACAGCGGTGGCACCAATGATTATGAATACCTTTCGAAGTGGAACAACATCGGCGCGCTGATATCGAGCGCCATCCCCGACGCTGACGGTTCCGGCGTTTGGCCTTCTGTCACGGGGATGAGCGGGCCAACCAAAACTCCTCTCGCGCTCGCGCCTGGCGGGCAATACATCGTCACGACGACAGGATGGAATGCGCCGCCGGATGCCACCACCGGGCTCTTTTGGACCGTATTCGACCGCGAGACGTTGGCCTACGTCCAGCACAGCGGCCACAATGTCGGTGGTAGCTCCGTTGACAACAACATCACCCACATTGCGATTGATGGCACCGAAACCTTCGCCGCCGGGATCAGCGTTCCGCTCGCGGCAGACAACAACACGCGAAGCATCTATCACATACCGAGCAACTCCTTTCTCACCACGCGCGCCGGCCAGCTTGCGTTCGCGGCCCCCCTGCAAGATTGCCACTTCGATAACGCAGGCAAGCTTTGGTATTCATCGAATAATGGAAAGCTCGCGCGCTACGGGCTGACCGAAGTCGCTGGCGTGATAACCGCAACATTCGAGGCCACCTACACGCCCTATGGCGACGGCGATCCCCTGATGAAAATGACAAATATCCCGTCGCTCAACCGCTTCATCCTTTGGTATGACAGCGGGCGAGTGGCTTTTTGGAATCCCACCACCTGCGTTCTCGTTGGCGACGTGTTCACAATGGATAGTCGTGGGATTGTGAACGAGAGCGGCGGCAATCTTTCATTTATCGCCGATCTGATGAACTGGCGCGAAGATCCAGTATTCTGCAGGAAGATCATCGACACCCAATGGGATTTTGCGCTGTTCAATCGTGAGACGGGCGTTGAGACGATCTACAACGTGACACTCTGGCCAGATGATCCGTGGATGCCGCTGGCATATTCTTTGACATACGAGCCGTTCAAGGGAGCAATTTGGTCGCCCGGCCCAGGCACAGCGAATGAGGGATTGGGCCTCTATTTTCTCGGCCTTGAAGGCGATGCCTTCACTCCGGTCGAAGGAGACGATGATCCCGCCGAGCGCGAATGCCCTGCGGTCGAATATACCGTCCGCCAGCTTTTGCCGTTTGAGCAAAGGCCATTTAACGAATATCGCGTTGGCGATGCGCGCTCGAAATTTCCGATCACCTTCCGCGTCATGGTGCAGGCCGATCTTCGCGTGACCGTGAACGACATTGAGCTTGAGCAGGCGGATTTCACCTTCACCGGCAAACTCGTTCGTTTCCCAGGATGGGATGATGCTGACGCCATTCAGGCCGATCCCAATTTCATCGAAAAAAACAACCCCTATCCCGGCTTCAAGGGCGGTTATGTGACGCTCGATACGGCGGTCGAAGATGCTGTTGTCCGCATTTGGAGCGACCCGGCGCCCGCCCGCGATACGGATTATCTCACCGGCGAACTCATCATGGCCGCGCTCAATCGCTCATTCGAGACGCCGTGGGTGCGTCAGCGCGCGCAGCATTTGATTCGCTATCGCTATCCGACGGTCGGTTTCGTGGACCCCACCGATTTCGAGGCATCCCAAAGCGGCTCCCTGATCCTGATGTAAGCCTAGCGGTGCGTTGAAGGTGACCCGCCATTGGTCACAGTCGGCACCCTCGGATTAGAGGACAGGAAAACCATGGCCCGGCTCTACCAGCTCACCTTCCACGGCATGACGTTCACGAACTCATGCGATCTCGTATCGCTTGTGACGCTCGTGACCTCGACGGCGGCGAACGTCACCGATGTTCAGGTGGTGCGCTGGTGGATGGGTTCCTCAGACAACACACTCAACACGGCGCAGATGCTCAACGGGCAGCTCGTGTTCTTGCCTGCGACCGTCACGATTGGTTCGGGCGGATCGGCGGCAACGCCAGCCAAGACCGATCAGGGCGACATCGCGGCCAAATGCACGGCGCGCGTTGGCGATACGACCGTTGCCACGACTTCCGGCACGGCGGTCACGCTCGATGAACAGACGTTCCATCTTTACAACGGCTACGACAGCGCGGTGCAGGGCCTTGGTCCGTTCGCGATCTCGAAGTCGATCACGGCGGCCGGTACGACCGTTTGCTGGCGTGTCAATTCCACCGCCGTCCAGGGTACGCCCAAAGCGTCCGGCGGCCTGACCTTCACCGAAGCTGGCCTGGGCGCGTAATGAACGGGCCTCTGCCGATCAAACAGAATGGCGTGGTGTTCGGCGCATCCGGCCCACGCCTGTTTGATCCATCGGGCCGCCAGATCGGCGTCAGCGTCGAGAAGGACAAGGTGGCTTTCATCATCGCTGGCGGCGACGGCATCCCGATAGCGCGTTGCGAAATGCCTCGCGCGCAAGCCGGAACACTGGCGCTTCAATTACTCGACGATCTCGATGAAAGCCCGATGAAGGGAAAGCCGATCATTCGCGTCAAGCAAGTCGGCTAGCAGCCGGATCGAGTGAAAGCATGAGGTTCGCCGCCGAAGCCGGACATGGTTTCGGCGGCTTTTCTTTTTGAGGTAGCGCCGCCCCATGACCGTCTCTTTTGTAGATAGCGCGACATCGACATCCAGCACAGTTACTATTCCGGCTGGCGCATCTATTGGCGACTTGGCGGTATTATTTGATGATGGTTCAAATTCAAGCGGCGCGCCAGCGGAGGTAGTTCCTACTGGGTTTACACAAATAGGCGCGTCTCTAAGCATTGGCGGTGTCGGTGGCTCACGCTCTGTTGTTAGTTACAAAATTCTCGCGGCCGGGGAGCCGGGGTCGAGCATTACTGGCGTAAATGGCGATCTTCGCAACCAAAAAGTAATTCTCGTATTCCATAGCAATCTTAGCGCGTTTGTCAGTGCAACGCCATCAACATGGAATGGAGAATTAACAAGCGGCAATCCAGCTTTACAAACAGTCTCCGCTTCTGGGCAGGCGGCACCGCTTCTCGTTCTAGGACAGGCTTATGTAACAACCGCCACGCCAGCATCATTCAGCACTGCAAGTCCCGCATTTGATGCTACGGTTGGGACTACCAATAGTCTTCTAGCCGGGTACAAGATTTATAATTCCAGCCCCGCAGATCATTCTATCGACCAAGATGATTTAGGTTCTGGTAACACCCCTCGCTCCGGCTATGTGCTGCTGGTAGAGACGGCTGCCGCAGCAGCCTTCACACCACGAGCGCGCACTCGCAAACGCCACGTTCCGGCCCGCCGCGTAAGGCATCAGCGCCCGACGATAATCTCCGGCCGCGAAGGCGCTCGCGTTCTTCCTCCGAGTTCAAGACATCGCCGCCGTAAGATTGCTGGCCGCCGTCGTATTCGTCCGCCTCGTTCGGCAATTTTCAGCATCCAGGCGCCGCCGAAAACTTTACCGACAAAGCCAGCGCGACGGAAACCTCCGCTTCGGATCAAGCCGCCGCGCAAGCGCACGCTCAGGCCGCGCGCCGCGATATTCAGTCCACAGGCTCCGCAAAAGATCGTTCCGCCAAAGCAGAAGGCTCGCCATCGGAAGCCAGTTGCGCGCGTCATTCGCAAACGCTCGACGCGGCTTCCGCAAGAGCAGCCAGCCGCAGCAGCCGCTGTATTTACTCCAAAAGGACGCGGGAGACTGCGCCACAGAGCCGGTGTTCGCAGGCGTCAGCATCTTCGTGTGCCGCCGCCATATCTTGCAACGATTTGGGGAACTTCAATCCCAATCGGCTCGACATTCGATAAGACAAACTCATCATTTGCATTGAACTCTGTCGGAGTGCCAGCGGGCGCGCTCATTGTCATTCTCGCAGCGGAGAACACTTCAAGCGTTGTTGACATTGCTGTTTCGGACGATGCGCTCAATGATTATATTCCATCCGTCAGCGACAATGCGGTCAGTAATGAAAAGACGCAATTCTTTTGGACAATCGCCCGCTCTGCTGTCAGCACGATTCAGGTTGATTTTGCCGGAATAAGCGGTGCCGGATATGCGCGCGGTTTTCTGGCGGCATATTTCATTCCAACAGTTCCTTGGGTTGAAGATGTAGTCGTTCAAGCACACCGCGGATCGAGCGGTGGCGCAGAAACAAATCCATCGCTCACCAGCGGAACGCCTTCGCGGGCATACGATTTAATGTTCGCTGCTTATGTTGGCCTCGGACCATCCACCAATGCCTATGCCGAAAATGCTGCAAACGGCTGGACAAGCATCCTGGCGAAAAAAGGAACGACAGGCGGCGTTGCAAGCACAAATTTGACCATGACACTCGCCTATCAAGTCAGCGGCGATGCAAATGCAAGAACTCATGCGCCAGTTGTAGCTTCCGCTTTCGACGAACAGCTCATCATGGCGCTCAGGATCGCACCTGAGTTCCTTGCGAAACTCCGCCAACGTGCGCGGCGCAGGATTAATGCGCGGTTGGCTCGCGGCCGAAGCTCGCGCCGCTTGCCACAGACACAGCCCGCCGCAGCGCCAGTATTCACACCGAGGGGCGCATTTGGCCGCCGCCGGATCGTCAAGCATCTAAAACGTCGTGCGCGCATCATCCGCAAGATCGTTCAGGCGCAACCCGTCGCACCTGTATTCACACCGAAACGCTTTGTCCGGCCGCGCAAGAAACTGCTGGCCGCGCTGAAACTTCGTAAGACCAGGCGCAGGAAAGTTCTCGTATTCATCCCCTACGTCCCGATCACCGGGCCGGTTCCACTCAAGCCGAAGCGCCGCTCGCCAAAGCGTCGGAAGATCGGCCTTCGTAAGCCGCGCCTCCCGCGCTCGATACGCCTTACCGTCTATCCGGCTCCGATCCCTGCGCCGTCAGCGTTCACTTTGCCGTCCGCATCATCCGGTTTGCAGATGCTTTTCGGCGTTGTGGACACCGTGCAGGTCAGCGCCTTGGCCGGTGACACAATCCATGACGGCACGACCACAGGAACGACGATCACCAGCACGCAGATTGGTGCGATGATCGAACTTGTGTCGGTGAGAAAGGGCCATTGGTTTGTCGCTTGGAAAGCTGGCAATTGGACGCTCGCATGACCACGATACCAACAGCGCGATTACCAAAGGACGATAAGTTCGTCGATCCTCAAAAGCGGCTCACGAGGCGATGGGCCAGGTGGGCGCAATTCATAGATGCCAGCGTTCGCCGGTTAGCCTTGGGATTGATCGGCACATTCGCCGGGCTCAGCGACACGCCGGTTTCCTATACTGGCACCGCTGGAAAATATGCCCGCGTGAACGCCGGCGCTTCGGCGCTCGAATTTACCCCGCTCACGGCCCCTGCCTACACCGTTGCGAGCCTTCCAATGGGGGGGGTGCCGGGGCAGATCATCTACATTTCGGACGACGCTGGCGGCGCTACGCTGGCATTTTGGGACGGGGCAACCTGGAAGCGATCCGCCGATCTCACCGTCGTCGCGCCGGTGTTCACGTCGAGGGCGCGATCTAGGCCAAGACGAAAGGTCAAGCGCCGCGCGATCCGGCGCAGACAGCGCATCCATCAATAAGGTGCGTTGCCCGCCGCCGCACTCGCCCGACATCCTCCGCGCCATGTTCACCTATCGGCAAAGCGACGGCCAGCTTCTTCATAACGGCGAATTTGTCGGCACTGGCTACAGCGGTCACGCCGCTGGCAGGAACAATCCTGCCGAGGAATCCGACCAAGGCATAGGCCCGATCCCGCGCGGCGAATGGAAGATCGGCCCGGCATACGATCATCCGCATTTAGGCCCATGCGTGATGAACCTCGATCCGGTAGGCCATGATGCTCACGGGCGCTCAGCCTTTCGCATCCACGGCAACAACGCGGCGAACGACGCAAGCCTTGGCTGTTTGGTGGCTGGCCCGACGATCCGCCATTTCATCCGCGACAGCGGCGACACAGATTTGGAAGTCGTGCGGTAACAAAATGACTTGGATGCAAAACCTAGATATAGCGAAAGACGAGAACCCTAAGCAGATTAGTTGGCACAAAGCCGCCGATGCCGCTACGTCTGCGGGACTTATGTTCACAGGGGTTAGCACCTCCGTGGCGGGGGCCTTTGAAATTCTGCATATCTTCGCAGCCAACTGGAATCATATTATGGACATTGTTGGTGCGGTTGGTGCGCTGAAAGCCGGGACACATATTGCGAAAGTCAATCGCATCAATCTCTCGGCCAAGCTCAATGGAGAGGCCCAATGAACCCGCGCGCAATCCTTGGCATGGTCACCGGCGGTCTCGGGACATGGTGGGTGCTTGGCGCCGCGCTCGCAGCCGGTATCGCTGGCGCCTATGTCGCGCACGAACTCGACGCTGGCCCGCTCGCCGAAGCCAGGACGGCAACCGAAAGCTGCCTCAAAGATCGCGCGACCGACGTGGCAACCGCCAACACGATTGCGCTTACTGGCCTTAAGCAATCCATCGACCAAGCTCTCGCCGCCGACAAAGCAACAGCCGAAGCGGCAAACAGGAGGGCTGCAAGGTCCGCCGCCCTCGCGGAGAAACTTCGCCATGTTCCTAGTACCAAGGCTTGCGCCTCTAGCCCTGCTATGCGCGCTCTCATTGACAGCTTGCGCCAAGGCAACTGACCTGCTCGTAAGCCACGAGCTGATCTATCCCGCAATGCCGTCAACCAAATGTGAGCCCGCGCCGGTTATTCCGTCCATGGATGCTGACGATGCTGCATGGGCTACCTATTTTGACGCGCTAGGCCGGGCTGGCGATGATTGCCGAACGAAGCTCAATGCCATCGATGTCACAGTCGGCAAATGGCCGCGCGCTGATACGCCAGCGCCATCTAGCGAGTAGCACGATGTCGCCCTTCTCATTTTGCGGCGTTCAAGCATCGTGGCCTTTCGTCAACACGATCCTTATTACGATAAATCTAGGCCTTCTGTTGGCGCTGGTGTGCCGATCATTTTACGTCCAGCGCAAATTCCTCGATTTCAGTCGGTTCGTGATGACTAAATTCAAACAGGAACTTGCCGACATAACAGCGAGCCGCGTCGTAGAAAAGATGGATCCAAATGCCAAACATTGATTGGACAGTCTTGGGCGTATTTCTGAGCGTCGTGGTTCTCGCAATTCAGGCGTTCAATTCCTATCAGCATATGAAAACGCGCGCCGATTTGGCTGAGCTCAAGACATACATTCACGAGTTCTTCGTGTCGAAGGACGATTATCGGCGCGATCAAAACGGCCTCCATAAGAGGCAACGATAATGAAACGGCATTGGACTTGGGAAAGAATCGGCCTCGTCGCGGGGACCGTCGTGGTGCTGGGAAGCCTCGTCGCTACGCTTGCCGGCGGGTTCGACGCTGCGGCCGAGATCATCCCGCCATCTGGCAGGGCGTTCGCTCAGCTTTCCGATGACTTCAAACAATTCCGCCAGGATTGGATGAAGCAGCAACAGAAGAACGACAACGCGACCATCGGCTCGACCCTGCGCGGTTGCCAATATGCCCGCGACATTTACGCGGATCAGGAACGTAGGAACGTCGCGGGCGCGACGGAAAAGCGAAAGAACGCCGACGATTGCATAGACCAACAGATCAAGACGTTGGGCGGTGGCTAAGAAAAAGGGGCGGCCATTGCTGACCGCCCCAACACTCGTAACTCACTCGTCGTTATTTACTGCAAAAAGGCAAAGGTGCCGGCGGATTGGTACACGGGCAATATGCCGGGTGCTTTTCGCAGAATTTGGCCACCCCATTGCCGCCGCCAGCAATGGCTTCACCTGACAATGCCGAAGCTGCCAACATTGCAACCGCGATTGTCGTCCGAAAGATCAAGCGCTTCATCTTCATTCTCCTCAAAAGCCGGAATGCGCCGGCGCGCTTGAACCGAGGAATTCTCGGCCCCAGTCGTTTGAGGAACGCGTCGGGGAACGGCAGATATTGTGCAGCCATTTTCGCCAAAAATTGAGGAATGATAATGCTGTCGCTGTAGGCGGCCATAAAATTACAAAGATTGAGACAACTTGGGTCGCGTGGACAGTGCGGTTTACCAACACAGATTCGCACAATACCGTTCTCGCACTGTGGCAAGTCCTCCGGCGCAAGTGTTCTTACAGGTATAGCCTTCTTACTCATCAGCGACTCTCATCTCTCCTTCTCAGGTGGATTGGGTAACGGGAGCCAGTGGGTTGGTTCAAAAGCCCCATAAGCATCTCTTTGGTCATCGAGCATAAACCAGCGCCCACCCTCCTCTCGATAAATTGCTTGCCACGGAATGCCCCACTTGGGGACAAAGGCCAAAATATAAGTCCCACCCTTCGGCGCACTAGATATTGGCCTCCACGCCATCGCGGCTTGTTGCTGGCGTAGGGCGGTAAGGAGGGTAGCGCGGTCATGAACTGCCTGTTCCAAATCGTAGAGGCCAACAATGCGCCCGCGCCATGAGCGCGCCGACATTTCGTTGTGCCTATCTTCAACCGCCCTAATCGTTTCATCCCCAATAGGGGCTAGGAGTGGGGCGAGGGATTCGAGAGCGTTGGCGAGTTTATCAAGCAAGGTTACTGACGGCGCATAAAACACGCTCCCGCGATCTTTGTCCGCAAAATAACGGGCCTCTTTTTCAAGCGCTGTCAATTCTCTCGCATCAGGAAGGATGGTCATGCTGTTGCGGCTTTCTTATCTGACGGAACCCAGATTCCCCATTCATCGGTTTTCTGTTTTTCAAACCGCACCACTTGCCCCTGCTTATAGTCATGGAGCTTTGGCAGCGGTTTAGTAACGCCCTCAAAATTAGAGCCAACCCACCCTGCTCTTTCGGCTTCGCTATATTCATGAAAGAGCTTGTTCTCGATCACTCCGTCCCAAGAGCCGTCAGGATAGATAAACGCGCACTTGGCCCACGGAGATTCACCACGCAAATGAACCTTTATTGATTGTCCGATCATTGGCTCGCTCATTTCTTCTCCTGCTTCTTTGATTTCCTAGCTGGGGTGATGTGCCGCCCGCAACGCCACGCCGACGTCATTAGCTTGCACCATGAAATCCTTATCTGGGCCGTTCCTAAAAGTTTGCCACCCTCTTCCCACTCTTCATGCACCAGCAGGATCGAACCGGGGTGTTCATAGTACCAATTTTGATCGTCAATCTCTTGTGGCTTACGGCTTGGTCTAGCCTTCACCGCTTTAGGCTTCGCGCGCTGCTTGGTCATGGTTTAACTGCTTTCCCCGCCTTGGCTATCGCATCTTGTTGTTTCAATATGCTATTCGCCTCAGACACGAAGAAAATCCAGTTGGCCACTCCAACATCACCATCTTCTTCAAGTTGCACGATGTAGTCTGGGGCAAGACCAGAATTTTGCGCTAACTCGCGGGCTAGAGCTTTGCATCTTGGTATGAGCTTATTATTCATGGCGTCTTAGTCTCCTTTGATTTGAGTGCGTGGATGGCGGACATTGGGCGACCGCAGTATTCGCACTCGGTATTCTCGTCGGCATGGCCAGAGCCTTCACAAGCGCCACACTCATGGCGAACGTGCTGCATAGCTTCCTCCAGCACATCGTTGCGCGAAGGAACCGCATCCTGCTCGCCTGTCTGGTTGGGGAGAAGGGCGGCAGCAACCCCTGCTCTGACTTGTTCCCGCCACCACCTTTTGCCGCGCACAATATATTCGCCGCCTCTTAAGGCATCTTCTTCTTGCCATTCTTCGCGCCAACGGCGAAAACGGTTTGCTTGCTGCGCGTCATTGTCTGGCGAGCCGCAAAATTCTATCCGCGTTGCGATAATCATTGTAGCGCGCTCAATCGCTTCGTCAGACCAGCCCACACTACCTTCCGTCACGCCCGCAACATCAGGCTTAGATACGCTAAGGGCGGCTTCGAGGGCGCGGCGAGTAGCATCAACTTCTTGTGTTTGCAGCGTCTCATTCATATTCCCAAACAAGGCGTAACCGCCCCAGCCCAAATCAACTAGGATGCGCCGCCGCGCTATAGCGACTTGCCGCGCTATTTCATCCGTCACGCTTTCAGCGCCATCAGCCACACCGCCGCCAGCCAACGCGAATTGAAAGACGGGCCGCACCCATGCTGGACACTGGCCGCGAGCGAACAGAACAACACCGATAGCTTCACGACCGCAGCGCCACTTCTCCATGCTCGCGCCGGTTGTCAGCGCATCATCTACGATTAGAAGCGGGCCAGTTTCATAGCACAATTTATGCAATGCCGCTGCCAACTTGAGGCCGCCCTCCGGAACGCCCTCGACTGCGCTGAATATAATTTGGTCAGCGATGAGGTGCGCCAGCGTAGCCCAATCTTCGTCGGTCAAAACATCACAATCAATTTTCCATTGAGACTGTTCGCCTGAGTGCAGAACAAACGCCCCAGTCTTGAATAAACCGCCGCCAGCCAAGAGGCCAAGCTGTTCGACTGCCATAACGGCATTTAGCGCGGCATCGCACATTTCAGTATTAAGGCCAAGCCGAATTAGCGGCGTTATGTATTGACGCACAGCCTCTACCGCACGGTTACGCTCTGCTTCGGTCATGGCAAATGCCTCCCCATATCAAAAGCAATGACGCTAACAACAAGAACGCCGAGAACAATTACTAAAATTCCACCAATGCTCATTATGCTTTTCTTTCTGCTATTTTTGGTTTGCCGGGCCAATCATGTACTGGGTTAAGCCCAATGTCGTGGAAGCGCCAAATAAACGGAAGGCGCTCTCCGTCAGGATAGGTTCGCCAACACAAATTTCCCTCAACTGCCGTAACGATTCCGACGACGTCGCCAAAATAACGGATTGTATCTCCTATTTTTGGCGCAAGTGTTCTTACAGGTATAGCCTTCTTACTCATCAGCGACTCTCATCTCTCCTTCTCAGGTGGATTGGGTAACGGGAGCCAGTGGGTTGGACGATACCAATAGAACTCATCATAGGTTTCTGTCTGCTCGCCACGCCATCCGCTTTCCATACCGTCATGCCAATGAACAAGCTCAGAGCGACCCAGTGACCGCCACTCAGGACATGTTTCAGATGCGTCCTGATATTCGCCGCCACAAATCAGGATGCGCGTTCCGTCCTTCGGCGCTGAATCTATCGTCCTCCACGCCATCGCTGCCTGTTGCTGGCGTATGGCGCGACCGACAATTCTCATTGGCGCACAATAACAGGTGCAAAGTGCCGGTGGTCCATACAGCGCAAAGCCGCACGTTTCTGTATGATCGAGCGCAGACAGAAAAGCGATAGCCCGCTGCGTTTCCTCATCCCCAATAGGGGCTAGGAGTGGGTCGAGGACATTCAGCAAGCCTTTGATGGCGCCGCGCAGATCGCGCTCCTTGCTTTGCGGATCACGGACAAGAGCGCGAGCGTTCGCCGCAATCGTCGTCGCATCAGCAATGGGGATGGTCATGGGTTCCTCAAGTCTGGAAATTCATAGTCCCAATAAATCCAATCGCACGCGATTGCTTGGTGGACCGGGGAGGCGTCACTCTCGCCATACGCCTCAAAATTATGCCGATAACTTTTCTCCAACTCAGCCACGCGGGATTTGAGGATTGTTATCTGATCGTGCGCGGCAATATTTTGTCCACATAGCGCGGGGCCGTTGTATTCACACAGCGGGCATTTCTCGCCACCAAAGTCGTGAAATGCTTTGGGTTGTGTGTGTTCAGCCATTGCGCAGCACCGTCGATCCGAAAGGATTGGCCTTTGTCGGGAGCTTGCGCTTCCATCGTTTCGTGCTGATGCGTGAAGGCGCTCGGCGGATGCCAGCGTTCTTATCCTCTTGCCGCTGTGTTTTCGCGAGCATCGGCTTATCGTGATTATTGGTCTTGAAGGCATGGCAGCGCGGACATGCGGCGCAGCAATTCTCCAAAGAATTATCGCGCGAATTCCGGTCAGGATCGACATGATCGTATTCGACGCCGAATTTCAGCGGAGCGTTGCAGCGTTGGCCGGGCATCAAGCCATAAAGCTCGCCCGCGGCCTCGCACAATCCGCCTGAGCGGGCGCGCGCGGATCGCCTCGTGACCTTGCTGAATTCGCGGCGGCCGGTCATGCGGCTTTCTTCTCCGCTTCATCGGCCATCGGTTTGAGGATGGAATCCTTGTAGCCCTCGAGTTCGTCGCGCTGCGCCTTGGTCAAATCGTGCTTCCACCATTTGATTAGGGCGGCTTGGCCCTTCTTGGCGGCGTCACGGCCATCAGCACGCAACGCTTCGCCGGCATCGCCAAGCATGACGGGCTCGACCTGTGGCGCTTGCGTTGCGACGGGCTGCACTTCGGTTGTGGGCTGCTCGACAACCTCGGCGACGCCAGCTTCCTTGCCGATCTGACCGTCAACGTGATCTTTGTCGAAGCCGCGGCCCTTCTTGCCGGTCAGGCGCTTCGCAACGTCGGGCCTTGGTGTGATATCGCGCGCGTTGTCAGGCCCGACCTCACGCAGTTCTTCCTCGGTGTAAATGCTTAAAAGAACTTCCGGGCAGTAACGCCGCGCCCACGCTCGCGTTGAGAAATACCAAAGCTGTTGTTGAACATCGGAAGTCCAAAGTGGCGAGTTTTTCACTTTGATCTTGCCGACGGGCGGGGAACGATATTCTAAAGGCTCAGTCTCATGCTCGAATTGGCCTGACACGATGCAGCAAAGGTTATCGCCTTCGCCCTCATATCGTGCGCGAAGCCGCTGTTTCAATTTCGCACGAGCCTCGACGACGGCATGGATGAGCATGGACTGATATGCAATGCGGTCGTTCACTTCGTACGACTGATTGGCGACGCTGAAAGGTGACATTCTCCACTCAAGCGCCTGGATGGTGACAGCGAGGCACCCGCCGGGATTGCCGCGCAAGTGCTTCGGGATTGCCGTTTGCGAAACGCTCATCAATTTGGCGAATTCTAAGACGCCGCTCATGTTCTCAAACATGACGCCGCCTACGTTGTCGCTGATGGCGATGGCGCCGGCTTCTGCGCGGTCGATCTTCTGCTCGATCTTTTCTAGGTCTTGCACGGCCATTCGGTTCACCCTGCTGCTAAAGTGGATTCGGTATCGCCTTCGCTGGCGCTCTCGGCCTTCTTGATTTCGCGCTCTAGGAAGTCGCGGCGGTATTCGGCGTTCTCGCGCGCCCAATCGGAAATATGGACATAGCGGGCGTCGAGTTGCGTTCCGCTCGGGCCAAACCAATTCGAGTTCTTATGGCACCAGGCGAAGGTGCGTAGCGCCGCGCGCAAATCTTTCTCGGCGGCTTCGATGTCGGCCTTGTCGAGCGTCAGAACGTCAACGCTGTGGGGCGGCTCGCTTTCGACAAACACGAATGAGAAGCTCGACATTTCCTTGCCGATAACCTCGCGGGCGCCGATGCCGGTCAATGCGGCTTGAACGTCATACCGTCTGTTCGACACTTCGCGGTCGAGTTCGCTTCCAACCTTCGACGTGGTTTTCAGATCCGCGTAATCTCCGCTTTCGTTAGGGATCGCGTCGGGGCGTGCCTTCAACCAAACGCCGGTTTCTTTATCCTTCCACACGAGGGACTTTTCGATTTCGCCATTGAGGATGCCAGCGCGGACCAGCGGATGATCGGCCAGCGCTCGCGCCATGCCGCGTATCTGCTCGAATTGATCGGGGACAAGCACAGTGCGCCCGGCCTTCACCTGAGCGGCGATCCATTCCTTGCATTCCGTCCGGTTGCCCTGCCACGGTTTGCCCGCGATCTCAGCGGGACGCGCGATGAACAGCGTCGAGAAATCATCCTCGCCCAAGAGAAGATGATGCGCAGCGCGTCCGAGAGTGAGCGCGGCACTGTCTTTCTGCTCGGTACGCGCGGGATTGAGATACGACGAAACCCAATAATGCGCAGGGGATTGAAGGAAGATCGTTCGCAAGCCCGACGAGGAAACACTTGGCCCCGCGCAAAGATCGCCGTGATAGGCGTCCATCGAAATGCCGCTGTAGATTCCGGATTTGGTGATCTTGTCGCTCATGCCACGAACGCCGCGAAGCAAAATACGCTGAGCGCGAACACGAAGATGGCGAGGCCAGCGATGTATTCCCACGGGTCGCGCGGGAGGCCGATTGCGGCGATGGCTTGTTGGAGGGCGCGGGTCATGGCAACGCTTTCCGCATGACGAGTTGCCGGTTGTGGTTTTGAGCGCGAATCGCCAGCGCGATCTCGCGCGCAGCATCGGCCTTTCCGTCATCGCGTCCGGCACGGTAGCCGTCAGTGAAACCATCGACGTAACCGCTCGGCCCGCAAGAGGCGAGCAGCAGACAGGCGGCGAGCAGGGCTGCGCGGCTCAAGCTGCTTTCTCCAACGGTCGCTGCGGGAATTGATCTTCGCTCGGCCATTCGCCCCATGCGGGCCAAAGTTTTTCGAATGCCCGATAGAGCGCCATGTGTTCCGGCGATTGGTCGGCCATCTTTCTGATGCGCTCGTGGCGTGCGCGGCCGTTGCGATACATTTCGGGATCGTCGTAGTCCTCGAAGCCCCAATCGTGGGCTTTCAGCTCGTCCCAATAGGCGGGGAGGGTGATGGGCGCGCCCACTTTCAGCCTTTCCGCTTCGCGTTCGAGCGCGGGGGAGGGCATCAATGCACCACTTCCACGGGGCGCCCGGGCGCGATGGCTGCTTTCTCGCGCGCATCGCCGAGCGCCAGGCGGGCGGCGTCATAGCGGATTTTCGCTTTCAGAATGTTGCCAAGGAGAAAAAGCAGATTTTTGATCGCTTCAAATTTTTCCTGCCAGGGCCCTGAGTGGGTAGCGAACATCGCGAAGGGTCGCTCGGCCGCATCAATCGCGACCATCAGCTTGCCTTGCGCGGTCGCCACGTCGCTTTCCAAATCCCTGAGCGCCATCGCTTCCCCCCCTTTCGGAGCGCCGCTGCCGACCGAGGGTCCACAAGGTCGGCAGCAGCTCCGGTAACAAGCGCCGTGTTCCGCGACGCTGGAATGGTTATTGCCACAGCGCCAACACGGACGCAAGGGAAATTTGACACAGTGGCAATATGCCGGATGTGGATATCCCGCAGCGGCAACATTCGATTCGGAGATTATGGGGTTTTTGGGCTGGCTTTGGCTGGCTTAATGAATGGCGGATAGCTAAGCGGCAGGTGCGAGCGCGTTTCTAGAACATCAAGCATTGCGATCTTGCCAGCGAATGATTCAGCAAACTTAAGGGTGTCCGCGACCGCTAGCCTGTCATCATCGTTTAGCTCGCCGTGCTGGGCCTTATACCGTCCCTCAAGAGCGCCGCGATAAATCTGCGAAAACTCGATGCAAGCCAAAATGGCTGATTCGACAATTTGGCCGGGTTCGGCACCGCTCGGGGATAGCCTGACTGCCTGGCGCCTGATGCAATCGCCATAGGCGATGAACTTCTGGTGTTCTGCCATCCCATCTGCGGTTTGGGCCAGCACGGGCAGCCCTAAGAGGCAGCTAGCAAACACGGCAGCTGCAAATCTGTGGGTATTCATGCGGCCCTCCCACTTTTGTCACCAGAGCCCATAGCAGCCTCCAGGATACGCAAAGCCTGTTGGCGGCGTGTATCATCCAGGCGCATCACGAAAGCCGCCAGTTCGTTTCCTGGGCCCTCTGGAGGCCTAAGCAGGTCGGCGGGCGAGCAATTTAGAGCTTCGGCGAATTGTTCAAGGGTAGACTGGCGATAATCACGCTTGCCAGTTTCGATCTTGCTGATTTGGGGGACGCTCATATCAGTGCGACCGGCAAGCTGCTCTTGCGTCAGCCTACGAAATTCGCGCCAAGCCCGAATGTAATGGCGCGGCACCTTGGGGGTCTTCTTCCGGTATGGCCCTCGGTTCGACATATCCACAGATTGTGCCGTAGTGGCAATTAACACCATTGTCACCCTGTCAATTTTGGACTTGAATGAAACTTGGCGGTGTGCCAATTTCCGCCACCATGAAGCTAGCCGACTGGCTACAGCAAAATGACATTACTGGCGCGGCGCTGGCCGTTAGCGCTGGCCTTGATCCATCGACCATCAGCCGGATCATCAGCGGTGAGCGCAAGCCGGATTGGTCAACGCTCGACAAAATCATGGCCGCGACAGGCGGGGCCGTGACGCCGAACGACTTCATTCCCGACGAAGAACAAGCGCCCGAACCCGCCCCAAACGAGCAAGCCGCATGATCGGGCAGGGGGCCACCAATGCGCGCTAATTCTCGGCCTGATCGAGCAGATCGGCCTTGCGCAAAAGCTCGGAAGCGAAAGCCCGCGCCTCGTCGCCGGAAAGCGCAATCGCATGGGGCAGAAGCGGTTGTCCGCGTAGAAGCGGTGTCATCAATACGGATCGCTTCCCGCTCTGAGAAATTCCGATTGCTAGCTCTACCCGGTCGCAAGCCATCGTCCGGGCGGTTTGGCCTTCCTTCATCAAAATCTGCTTCGTCTGGAATCGATAGGGATACAGGCGAACACGGGCCGGAAGCACAACGCAAGGACGCTTCCGGCTCGTCTTTTTCCAAGGCCCGCCCATGATCGGCCTGACGCCCCGGATGCGGGAGGCGCTCGTCGCGGTCGAGGCTTTCATCGCGCGTCACGGTGTTGCGCCGACCAGGCGCGAGCTTGCGTTGCTTCTTGGCTTGCAAAATTGGAGCGGCGCGGATCGGCTTCTGCGCTGTCTCGAATATCGCGGCTACATAAAACTTACGCCGCGCTATGAGCGCAACATCGTTGTTCTGCAAAGCATTTCGCCGAATGTTCCACGGCGAACAATTTCGAACGCGCGCGAAGGAAGGGGATTGCCTGGAACTGAACAACTCCCGGCAAAGGCCGGGGACTGCGGTGTGCGCTTCAAAGAAGTGCCGCGGTCCCCGGTCCATTCTCCATGACTACGCTCGATCCTGACGATGAAAAATCAAATCCTTCGGTAAGGTTACCGGACCCGCTTCCATCCCATGAAATACGCGCCCGGATTGTTGCCGATGCGATGGGGCATGGGCCGCCGGTGGAGCGGCGCCAGCGGGTTTACGAAGCGGCGCTGCATCAGATCAGGGCTGCGGTAGAGAAAGCATTGCGAGAGGGCGCGAGCGGATGAGTAAAGCAAAATCCAGGTTGCGGCCGGAGGGCTGGCTCGGCAAGCGCAGAAAAAACCGCAGGATAACGGCGCGCGGCGCCGCCAACAGACGCCTGTTTTATCGTTCAAAAGCTGACAAAGACGAACCCACCCACGAGCATTTTTACCACGCAACGAAGGGCTACCGGCGCTACGCGCTCAGCAACCGCGCGAAACATTCACCGAGGGAGAGCATCAATGGCAAAACGTGAAAAGACGGAAGCGGCGACCGGCAACGGCTTCAAGCCGGAAGTGGTCGAGGGTTATGTCTCGCGGATTGAGAACATGTTCGGGCAGATCGCCACCGAGAAGGGCGAGTCCATGCAGCGCTGCAAGGTTCTCCACGGCGACATCAAGGAAATCTACAAAGAGGCGAAGGCCGAGGGGATACCTAAGAAAGCGCTCAAGGCCGTCGTGCACGCGCGCCAGCTTGATCGTGACCGCGAGAATGTGCGCGAGGATTTGGAGGGCGAGGATCAGGATAATTTCGATCTTCTGTGCAATGCGCTCGGGATGCTGAAAGATACGCCGCTCGGCCAAGCTGCGCTGAAGGCAGCCTAGATGGCCGCTCCCCGCGCGCTCGACCTGTTTTGCGGCGCTGGCGGCGCGACGAAGGGCCTGCAAAACGCAGGCTTCCATGTCACCGGCGTTGATAACCGTCCGCAGCCCCGCTATTGCGGCGATGTGTTCGTGCAAGCCGACGCGCTCAATCCGCCGCTTGACATTCGCCAGTTCGATTTCATTTGGGCGAGCCCGCCGTGTCAGGATTTTGTCACGCTACGCTGGATGTGGAACGCTAAGAAGCGCGGCAACCTCATCCCAGCTACGCGGGCCATGCTGGTTAAGGCGGGCGTTCCGTTCTCGATTGAGAACGTACCGGGGGCACCTCTTAATTGCGGTCTGATGCTTTGTGGGACGATGTTCGGCCTGGGCGTGGAAGGCGCGGAGCTTCGCCGCCATCGTCACTTCGAGCTTTCGTGGCACATGCCGATCTTTGGTCTGCCCTGCTGCGCGCACGGAACGCATGAGCGCGTGATCGGCGTCTATGGCGGTCATGGGCGTGACCGCCGCCGCAAGGTCAATACGCAAGATTTCTCGACCGAGGCACGGCGCAACGCAATGGGGATTAATTGGATGACGGGCCAAGAACTTTCCGAGGCCATCCCCCCGGCCTATTCCGAGTTCATAGGCCGCGAAGCGATGAAGTTCTGCCAGCAAAGGCGGGCCGCATGACACCGCCCGTCTTAGCAATTGATGCGGCCACCACGAGCGGTTACGCGCTCGGCTCGGTTGCCGACGGATTGCTGGAACACGGGTCTTACACTCCGAAGCTCCCCGTGGGCGCGGGCATCGGTGAATTCCTCGGCGTGTTCGGTGTTTGGCTTGCCGACAAGATTGCGCGCCATAACGTCGCCCGCGTCGTTTTCGAGTCCCCCGTGCTCGGCCGCACAACATCGCTGCAAACGGCGCGCAAGCTCTATTCGATGGCGGCGTTCGTCGAGCTCGTCGCCTGGAAGGCCCAGGTGCCATGCACCGAGGCGAACCTGACCGACATTCGCAAGCATTGGATCGGCGTCGCGCGCGGGCCCAAGCGCGAGACTGAGGGCGGGCCGCTGCTCTCGTCGTTCGCCCGCCGCCGCTGGCTGAAAGACCGGATCGAGGCTGAATGTCGCCGCCGAGGGTTCAAGCCGGTGGACGATAACGACGCGGACAGCATCGCCCTCCTCAGTTTTGCGCTGACCCGCAACAATCCTGATTTCGTGCTGGCCGCTCAGCCGATGGCGAGGGCCGCATGACGCCATTAGCGAGACAGTTTGCGGAGCAGCTCATTCTTCCTGTGAAGGACCGCCTTCCAAATTGGAAAGACACGAGCTTCCTACGAGAATCGCTGGAGGACACGCATTTTTTTGAATGCACACTCGTAGAACCTCTCATTTGGATTTTGCATGAGCAGCTTGTGGCAAAGTTCGACACCGAGCTTTTCCGAAATCTCATGTTCCTTCCGGCCCCTAAAACCTGGATCGAATACCATTGTCCTTATGACGGCCGGATGGGTTTTTTGTGCCAAACGCATCCCTCTGGGAAAATGGCGATAATTACGGCATGGAAAGGGGATCCTGAGTGGAGTTATTTTATCCTCGGTGTCATTCATTTCCACGATTGCACCTTTCTTACGAGAGACAATTTTCTGCAAGATTTAAAAGATAAAGGGGAGGATGTTTCGCAAAATATAGAAAAGCCGTGGCCGTTCGGCGAGCTCGCGGTTCCAAGAGAAGAAGCTATCAACACTCTGCTTAGGCGGCTGATGCTCTTTGTGCTTCTGATTAACACGCCGCGCATCATCGGGAGACGCCAGTTCATGCCACACCGCGCTTTCGAGAAGCGCATGATAGCTGCGAAGCCAATGATCGGCAGCTTTCCGCTCCACGCATGGACTGAACTTAAACTTGAAGTCTCAAGGCCACCGGAATTTGACGGGGAAATTCACGAAGATCACCTAACCGGCAAAAAAGCGCTGCACTTTGTTCGAAAGCATCTTCGCATAAGGCGGGGCAATCTGGAGTGGGTGCGCGCCCATTGGCGCGGTGATGCAGCGCTTGGCATCAAACAAACACGTTACGCGGTCGTGCCATGAGCGCCATCGCCCTCCTAGGAGCCCAAGCCATGATGAAAGCACGCAAAGCCTATTGCCTATTTCGCAGCGCGATCACCGGCATGTTTGTGAGCCAGCGGTTTGCCCGCGCGAATCCCGACACCACGATCCGCCAGCGCATCGGCCGCAAGAAGCGCAAGCGGAAGGCGCGGCGCAGATGAGCAAGCCCTGGCCCATGCCGAAAATCGCTACAGCCTCGCTTTTGCGCGACCGAATTGAAGCGCTCGAAATGATTATCCGCGAGGCCCGCATCCAGCTCGAGCAAGGGCTACGCGGCGACGCGCTCAAGACCCTGCGCTCAGCATTCCCCGAGGAGCATCACGTCTCACCAATCCAGCCGAACGACGGATATGCGGCATGACCGCAGCCCGATATTACACCGCGCATTCGATTGACCGCGCATGGGAGCATTACGGCCTGGCGCTCTCCGCCGCCGACATGCTCGAAATCCTGCGCGCCACGAAAGACGGGCGGGCGACAAAGATGTGGACCAACAGCCACGGCGCCGCGACGACGTTTTTCTATAGCTTCAAGGGCCGCACGCTATTCCCCGTTGTCGATGTGGCGGCGGGTTGCATCATTACCTTCCGGGACATGGGCGTAGTTCTTAAAAACGGTCATTACGGCAAGCGCTACAACGCCAAGCAGAAAACGTCCTGCGTCGTCGATGGCCCGCGCCCAGATCGCCGCGCCAAGACCATGGCCGATTACGTCAACGAAGCGATGGAGGAAGGGGATATATGACCGTGAACAAGACGTATCACCTGGGCCCATGGCTTCGGCTCTACTGCTCGATCTTGGACGACGCCAAGAGCGAACGGCTGAGCGATGCGCAATTCCGAGGCTGGATCAAGCTGCTGGCCTTGGCGAAGGTTCACAGCGGCACGATCCCGCCCAACTATCGGGACATCGCTTTCCGTCTACGCATAACCGAGGCCAGAACCAAGAAGCTTGTGGCCGACCTCAAAGAGATAGGTT